CGAGTTCGCCTGGGAGATGGCACCTGCCACAGACAAGCAGAAGGCGGCGCTCGAGAAGTACGGCATCGACGCCTCGGAAATCTCCAACGCCGGCAAGGCAAGCAAACTGCTCGACCGAGTGAAGAAGCGCCGCGACAGCGGACTCAGCTCTCCCAAGCAGATCCGCCTGCTCGAGCGCCGAGGGTTCAAGCATGTCGGCACGTGGTCTCTGGATGCAGCGAGTTCGATGATCTCGAGAATCAGCGCAAGCGGTTGGCGAATCCCGAGCGGCGTGAACCCTGCGACGTACGTACCGAATGAAAGGAGTGAGTAAGATGGCAATTGGATTGCCAAAGGACGCGAGCGGTGCGATCGTCCCATTCAGCACAACCATGATGTACCGCGAGAACGGTAACCAGTTTCATGTGTCTGATTTCTTTTTCGAGGCGAGACCCAGAAGGTGGTTCGCGCGAAGCGGAAGTGAGTGCATCGAGACCAACAAGCTGTATCTCGACAGCAAGGACGTTTTGGTAAACAGGCCCAAGAAGACAATCCCGCAGAACGCAGCACAGGCCAACAAGGGCGTGACCCTATCCACGCTCCCCGAGTATGCAACGCCCAACGAATGGGCCGAGGCTTTCAACGTGAGCCTGAGGACCGTCTACAGAATGTGCAGCCTTGGGGAGCTAATGACCGTGAAGGTTCGCGGCAGCATCCTCATCTACCGCGACTCATCCTTTGTGCTGCTGGGGCTAGATAGGTGATAGCAATGGCGAATATCGAGTTACCAAAAGATGCCGAGGGACGCGAGATACCCCTAGATACCGTTGCTCTATATGACGATGACGGTAACGTCCACAGCATCCGCCGATTCATCTACACGAACGACTTTGACTTAAACGACAAGTGGATAAACAGCTGGACTATGGTCGTTGATGACTACAAAACTGCCAAACCGGAGCAAATGTACCTAAACAAGCCCGACAGTTGGGAGAAGCTGGAGGAGGACTTGGGAAGAGCGGCAGAACGCGATGTTGTTCCGACGGGCTGCCGATACTTCAACGCCACCAACAAATGCAAAGGTTGTCCGCTTTATGGCGGCGTTAACTGTGAGGTGCATAGAGACGAGCGTGCATTTGAGAACATTCTCGACCGTATCCGCAAGCTGAGGGGTGAGGACGAGTGAACATGACGCCATGTTGGATTTCCGAAATGCCCGGAGAGAAGACAAAGGCGCTGCTTATGGGTTTCTACCAAAAAGCGTGGACGCATGATGCATCGCCCCTAATCGGAGGATTCCCCGCCGGGCAAATCGCGTACCCGGTCGCGGTCGTGCTGCTCGAATCGGGCGACGTTACGACAGTCAGAGCTGAATCCGTGACGATTGACGCGCCCGAAGAGCTGTTTGAGCAGTACGCATGGATGGATGGTGAGGACGAATGACGACTAAGGCAAAATCTCGCTACGTGCTCAACAAGAAGGCCTTGCAGCACTACCTGATTGACCATGATCTCACCCAAGCCGACTTTGCCAAGAGGCTCGGCATCTCGACTTCGTATTTCAACAAGCTGATGAACGGGCGAAAAAGCATATCAATCAGCAACATGTTCTCGATTGCAGAAGAGACGCATATGGATATTCGCGTCTTCTTGGAGAAGATGGACGAATGATTACCGATGAAGAGTTGCGCGAGATAGCTGAAGAATTACGTATTCACGGCAATTGCGTAGGCTTTGAAGACTGCACTGAATGCCAGGCGCTCAGTACGAAACTGTTCGGCGATAGATTTGTTTTGTGCCAGCTGGATGATCGAGACGCGAGTTATTGGGGAGCCGTCGCCGACATAATCGACCGCCCGATGTGTCACGACCTTATCGAGCACGAGCGAGACCCGTTTATTCCCGGTAAGCGGTTGACCGACGGCTACTTCCACTGTTCAAACTGCGATTGGGACGGACGGATCTGGGAACACATCGGCTTCGGAGACATGCTGGCCTACGAGCCGGTTCATTGCCCGAAATGCGGGGAGGAGATCAAGCGATGATGTTGACTGAAGACTTAAGCGAGACCGTGAATGTGTTGAGGCGCACCGCTGCCGACTCGCTCGGCGGCGAGACGTTCCAGCGGGCGCTGGCGAGAATCACAAAGGCACCGGCTACCGACTGGCGCACCGTGATGCGCCGAATCGCAGATCTTATCGACCACGGCGTCTGCTACAACGTCTACGACGAAAGCGAATGCGGCGCATGCGACAACGGTTTCGAGTGCTCCGTTTGCGGATGCAGGGTCGAGGATGAGGAGCACTATCACGTGAGCGGCACGTGGAACTGGTGTCCACAGTGCGGCAAGAGAGTGTGGCCGAAGAAAAATGAGTAACGTCTACAAGCTGACGCAGAAGAGCGTCTGGACAAACAATATCGGCAGGCACACCACCTAGTATCTGCTGGATGAGCGCAAGATGGGCTACTACATCGACTACATCGAGTGGACGGTGCAGCGCGACTGGGGGTTTCTCAGGCTGGATTCCGAGTGCATGGCCTTCCGCTACGACGGCAAGAAGGGCTGCGTGACCAGCTGGAGCGAGTGCGCTACCGTCTGCGGCATGGAACCGCAGGAGGTATTCAAGACCATCTGCGAGCGTCTCGGGATAAAGGTGAGATACCTCTAGCCGGAAAGGCCAGAACAATTATTTCCCTCAATAGAAAGGAATCCAACAAATGAATATCACCAAGCGTAGGGTCGCGTTCGTCGCGGCCCTCATCGTATCCGTCCTGGCTATCGTCACGGTGTGCGGTCTGGCTGGCTGCTCATCGTGCAGCCGCTCGGTCAAGAGCGTGAGCAGCGATTTCAGCGGCGGAATCAACCGTACCGTCACGCTCTACGACAACACGGGCAAGGAGATCAAGAGCTGGCACGGCAAGTTCGACATTGAATCGAACGACCAAGAGGTTTTCTTTGACGATGCCCAAGGCAAGCGCGTGATTATCCAAGGCGGCATTGTCGTAAGTGAGGAGGATTAGATGAAGTTCTCACCGAACATCCAAATGATTCAAGCAGTGTTCGACAGCTCGAAACTCAGACCCTCATACGCCCACGGCGTGGAGGATGCCGGGTGCGACCTCAAGGCGAACATCCCCAGCCCAATCACCATCGAGCCTTGGAAGTCGGTTTGGGTCGGCACGGGAGTGCATCTGGCGATGCCGGAGGGCATGTTCGCGCTCCAGGCACCGCGCTCGGGGCTGAGCTGCAACCACGGCATTACGCTCGCAAATGCGCCGGGAATCATCGACCCCGGCTACCGCGGCGAGATTCGCTGCAAGCTGGTGAATCTGAGCGATGAGCCTTATACGGTCTATCCGCTTGAGCGAATCGCCCAGCTGGTGTTCCTGCCGCTCGTCAACGCCGTTTTCGCTGAGGTGGACAGCCTGCCGGAAAGCTCGCGCGGCGAGGACGGCTACGGAAGCACGGGGGCGATGTGATGGCAGATCAGGTGGGAAAGCGCTGCGCCACGTGCAAGTTCGCAAAGAACCCGCACACGACCAAGAGCACCGTGGTCGAGGTCAAGTACCTGACGTGCTGGCACAACTTGCCGCATGAGTGCCAGCCGTGGAACAGGTGCGATTTTTGGGAGCCGAAGGAGGCCGGGCGATGAACGGCGTCGACAAGCTGGCCCAGAAGAAGCTGATGGAGGCCGCACGCGCGGTCTGCTTCTTGGAGGGCATGAGCACGTGGCTTTGGACGAAGGTCGGTCCCGATCTGGCCGATGAAGCCGTGGTCGAGTTCGAGAGGCGCGTGTCCGCGATAGCCGAGTGTTTCGGTCTGGACAGGGGGGACTGCTGATGTGCCAAGTGATGGGAGTCGATTTGACTGAGAAAGAGATAACGCTGACGAAAGATGCCGGGTGTCCAGAGCATTACAGGGGCGATGGGTTTATCACATGCTCCCGTGCCATGAAGGCGGCACTAGGCAGATGGCCTGCCACCACGACTGCGTGCTACACCATGGCGGTCTGGTGGTGGTGCTGTGCCTTCAAGTACGTGTGGAGGTGCATGGTCAAGGGCAAGACGCTCGAGGACATCGACAAGGCAATCGACTGCCTGTACAAGCTGCGCAAGGAGATTAAGCCGTACCTGAAGTCGCAGATGAAGGCCGACCACGTCGTCACCGGCAAGACCATTGAAGACCGATGAGCTCGCAAAAGAGAGGGAAAGGATAAGACAGATGGCAGAACACGAGACCGTGCGCTCGACCGACTTGAGCGCACTCCAGGGCATCTTCTTCGAGGAGCTGGACAACCTGATGGCGCTCGACATCAACGCCGATGACGAGGCGATCGAGCGCGAGATCAACCGCGCGAAGGCGGTGTCCGATGTGGGTGCACGCGCCATCGAGAACGCCAACACCGCCGTGGGCATCATCCGCGCACGCTCCGAGATGGCCGGCGCGAAGCTCGCGAGCGTCCCCGCGATGCTGAAGTCGTAAAAGCGATGAGCAGGGTCATGACGAAGGCGGAACACAGGTGGCTTCTCGACATGGCCCCGCGATTCCGCTCATGGGGACGATCTCCTCGCCTCGTTCGAGTGCGCCTTCGGCTACCAGCCGAAGCGCCAGACCGCGCAATGCTACATCTCGAAGCACGGCGTGAAGCTTATGAGCACTACCGTCCGCTGGATGGAACACCCGGAGTATGACGAGTTCCTGCGGGAATTCGTCCCCGGCCATTCGCAGGGCGAGATCATCGACGAGTTCGAGAAAAGGTTCGATATAAAGTTGAGGGTTGCCCAGCTCAAAGACCGCGAATCGACCCTGGGCCTGAAGCAGGGCACGTATGGCGGCAGGTTCGCGCCGGGCACCATACCTCCCAACAAGGGCAAGAAGCTGACCGACTACGTCAAGGACGAGCAGAAGCTGGCGAACATCCGCAGGTGCCAGTTCAAGAAGGGCGAGGAAGCCCACAACGAATGCCCCACCGGAACCGAGCGCGTGAGCAGGGACGGATATATCGAGGTCAAGGTGCCCAAGGAGGATGCCGACGACCGCGCCCACGGATGGTGGAAGCCGAAGCACCGGCTCATCTGGGAGCAGGTCAACGGTCGAAAGCTCCAGAAGGGCGAGAGCGTCATGTTCGCCGACCGCGACATGACGAACTTCGACCCCGAGAACCTCGTGATGGTCACGCAGGCGCAGCGGCTCTACATTAACAGGCACAACATTCCGTACCACGATGCCGAGTCGCTGCGCACAGCCGTCGCCATGGCGAAGCTGAGCGAGGCGATCGTGACCGCCGAGCTGAGGCCGCGCAAGTGCCCGTGCTGCGGCAAGACCTACAGGCCGCAGTACAAGGCGCAGCGCACCTGCCGCGAGTGTCTGGAATCGGGGCGCAAGGCTAAACGCAGTTACGGCATCGCCGTGTGCGCCAAATGCGGCGCGACATTCGAGAAGTTGAGCGCACGGGGGAAGTACTGTCCAAAGTGTCGCAAGAAGAAATACAGAAAGGAGAAGAGCTGATGGAAGACCATAGCGACCTTCTGGACGCGCTCTCGGCAATCGACCCGTCCACACTCAACTACCAGGAATGGCTGAACGTCGGCATGGCGCTCCATGAGAGCGGGCTTCCGCTCGATGCGTGGGACGAATGGAGTCGCAGGGACGCGGGAAGGTACCACGAGGGCGAGTGCGAGCGCAAATGGCGCGGCTTCGGCTCGGGGCAGACCAGGGTGAAGTCGGGCACGCTCGCGAAGATGGCGACCGAGCGCGGATGGGTCCCGCCGCGTGCGTCCCAGGGAATGGGCGAGGCGCTGTCATGGGACGGCGAGATCTCGACCGCGCTCATCGACCCGTCATGGGTCGAGCCGGTCGAGCTGCCAGAGACCGACAAGACCGGCCCCGAGGAGCTTGTCGAATACCTCGGCCACCTGTTCGACGAGGACGACGTTGTCGGCTACGTGTGCGAGAGCTGGGACCGCGAGGGCAAATGGCTCCCCAAATCGAAGGGGTGCTACTCGCGCACCGCCGGCGAGCTGATGCGCGAGCTGAAGAAGTACGGCTCAATCGAGCAGGCGATGGGCTCCTACGACGACCGCGCCGGCGCATGGATCCGGATCAACCCGCTCGACGGCAAGGGCGTGGGCAACGCGAACGTCTCCGAGTTCAAGTACGCGCTGGTCGAATCCGACACGCTCGCCAAGGAAAAGCAGCTCGCGCTCATGCAGGAGCTCCAGCTGCCGTGCGCCGCAATCGTCGATTCCGGCAAGAAGAGCCTTCACGCCGTGGTGAAGGTCGACGCTCGCGACTACAACGAGTACCGCGACCGCGTCATGCGCCTGTACGACGTGTGCCGCAAGAACGGACTCGACCCCGACACCCAGAACAAGAACCCGAGCCGCCTGTCGAGGATGCCCGGCGCCATGCGCTCGGGCGAGCGGCAGTGCCTCGTGAGCGGGCCGTGCGGCAAGGCGTCGTGGTCCGAGTGGTGGGACTGGATGCAGGAGACGACCGACGACCTGCCCGACCCCGAGAACCTCGCAAACGAATGGGACGACATGCCAGAGTTGGCGCCGCCGCTCATCGACGGGGTTCTCCGCCAGGGACACAAGATGCTTTTGGCGGGCCCCTCCAAGGCGGGCAAGTCGTTCGCGCTCATCGAGCTGTGCGTGTCGCTCGCCGAGGGAAAGCCGTGGTTCGGCTGGGGGTGTGCGCAGGGCAGGGTGCTCTACGTTAATTTGGAGCTGGATTCCGCGAGCTGCCTGCACCGCTTCAAGGACGTGTACAAGGCGCTCGGCTTTGCGCCCGAGAACGTGAAGAACATCGACATCTGGAACCTGCGAGGGCGCTCCGTGCCGATGGACAAATTGGCCCCATCGCTCATCCGCCGGGCGCTCAAGACTCGCCCCATCGCCGTGGTGATCGACCCCATCTACAAGGTCATCACGGGCGACGAGAACAGCGCCGACCAGATGGCGGCGTTCTGCAACCAGTTCGACAAGGTCGCCCAGCAGGTCGGTTGCGCCGTCATATACTGCCACCACCATTCCAAGGGCCTGCAGGGACAGAAACGCTCCATGGACCGTGCGAGCGGCTCGGGCGTGTTCGCGCGAGACCCGGACGCGATGCTGGACATGACGGCGCTCGAGCTGACGGACGAGTGCACCAAGGCACACTACGACTGGCGCAGGCAGCACGCTATCTGGGCGGCATTCGATAAGTTTTTGCCGGGATGGCGCTCGGATGAGAAGTTCGTCGGCATCGACTCGGCCGACGATTTGCAGAAGTGGGCGAACGAGCCGGCGAACGGCGCACCCATCGAGCTGCGCCGCGAGCTTGAATCCATCCACGAGGGATTGCAGGAATCGTCGCGCGGATGGGCGGCATGGCGCATCGAGGGCACGCTGCGTGAGTTCCGCAGCTTCAAGCCCAAGAACCTGTGGTTCGAGTATCCCGTTCACCTGCCGGACGAGACGGGTGCCTTGGCTGACCTCAAATGCGAGGGCGAGTACGACCCGAGAGCGAGCCGATCGAAGGGAAGGGAAGCGTCCCAGAAGGCATTCAAATCGGAGCAGCAGCAGAAGGTGAGCCTGATCCGTGAGGCAATGGAGCGGTGCGCCGAGGACGGTGTCGAGCCGACAAGGGTCAACGTGCTCGAGCGCATCGGTGAGGTTGAGTTCAGGGGCAAGTCCTTTGACATGAGGGCGCTGAAATACGCAACTGGAAACAACGCAAAATGGAGTCCATTCCGAGTAAAGGAAGGCACCGATTTGCTTTATGACAAGAACAATCAGGCGCTTGATTTCGACGGCGAAATCGACCTTTCGGACTAGATTCTGATTTATATAACCCACGGGGTACAAACCCTAGGTATTACAGGTTTGTAGGGGTACAAAAACAGGGGTACAAACCTATTACTACGTAATAGGGGTTTGTACCCTACACCCAAGGGTGAGTACAGACACGTGCGTGCGGGCTAAAGCCGCGCCCGCACTCGTACGCGGGTGGCTAACGGTCTGTACACACCCCCGCGGTGTAAACGGGAATTCCGCGTTTCGCCGCTTTTCAAAAATTTCGACAACTGAATCAAACGAGAGGGGTTCGTTATGAAATTCGACCCATGGACGTTCGTCGGCTATCTGGTCGCGCTGGCGCTTGTCACGCTCGGCCTGTTGCTCATCCTGTGGGGCTGTCTGGCCGTGCTCGCGCAAATCAGGGGGCTCTGCTGATGGCAGGGGAGTGGTCGGCGTTTCTCGCCATGCCCGTGCCCACCGTCACGCACAACGACCTCGAGCCGTATCTGCGCAAGGGCAAGCCCAGCATCCGCAAGTCCGACGAGCTGAAGGAGGCCGAGGACAGGATCATCGCGCGCATAGTCGCCAAGGGCGTGCCGGACAAGCCGCTCGGCGGTGCGCTGAGGCTGCACGTGATGTGGTGCTTCCACGTGACCGGCAACCACCGGCAGGGCGAGCCGCACCTCACGAAGCCGGACACCAGCAACCTGCTGAAGACGCTCGAGGACTGCCTGACCAGATGCGGGGTGATCAGGGACGACTCGCTCATCTGCTCGCACGACCTGACCAAGGGATGGTCGGACCCGCAGGGAATCTACGTCCGCGTCGAGTGCATCGGGTTCGATTCGGGGGACGGCACCGCGACCATAGGCACGGACAGATGAGAGGGAAGGGATAGCAGCAATGGGAGGAAACAGCGCGGGCCGCGTGCAGACGCGCAGGTTCCACAGGCTCAAGGCGGAGTTCTTCGCCAAGTGCCAGGCCGAGCGCCCGGTGTGCTGGCTGTGCGGTCAGCCCATCGACTACTCGGCAGACCCCGGCACGACCGCCGACTCGCTGACGCTGGACCACCGCGTGCCCGTGAGCAAGCGACCGGACCTGCAGGAAGACCCGGCGAACTTCGAGCCCGCGCATTTCGCGTGCAACTCGAGGAGAGGCAACGGCGAGCCGCCCGTGAGCCTGGGGGTGCTTAGCCGCAAGTGGACAGCGGACTGACGGGGGAGGGGCGGTAGGCGATCTACCTGCGGGTTTAGCGGACTACCATCCGCGTGTGCCTTCTTCCTCTCTCCCCGATATTCCGATTTGGAATACCCGCAGGTAGATGGGTGTTTTTGATTGATGTTCGGGGAAGATGCCCCGAAAAGCCGGCGGACGAGGTGATTTTGGATGAAGTTGGATGAACTTAAAGGCTTCTCAGAGACGTTTGAAGATGCCGTTTTGCACGCAGACTGGCTGAGAGACCAGTACGGCAATATCGCCCCGAAATTCGTGGCTACAGTCCGTCTGGGACGGTCTTTGGCGCAGAAACTCGATAAGCTGGAGCAGCACGACTGGATAAACGCCGCCGACAAGCCCGACACGACCACCGTGAGCCAGTACCTGAAGGTCCTGGACGCGCTGAAGCTCAACCCGAGCTGCGACAAGTCCATCAAGGCCGAACCGCAGAAGAAGAAGACGAGCTCGCTGGCGGCATTCACATCCGGATTCAAGGTCGTGAACGGCTGATGGGCATACTCTGCGTCAAAGTGGACGAGAAGGGGTACGCCGAGCCGCGAATCTGGACCAAGCCCTTGCGCGAGCTCACGCCCGAGACCTCGCTGGGCTTCGAGGTCATCGACTACGCCCGCGAGGTGCTCCACGTGGAGCTGCGACCGTGGCAGAAGTGGCTGCTCATCCACGCGCTCGAGCTGAACGAGGACGGCAGCTACCGCTTCAAGAAGGTCATCGTCCTCGTGGCGCGACAGAACGGCAAGACGATGCTCGCCAGCGTGCTTTCCAGCTGGTGGCTGTTCGTCGACTCGCAGCGCCACCCGGAGCGGGTGCCTCCCGTGAAGTTCAAGATCGTCGGCACCGCCCAGAACCTCGACATCGCGCGAGAGCCCTGGTCGCAGGTGCGCCTGTGGTGCAACCCCGAGCCGCCGAGCGAGGCGGAATCGGAAGTCGCGATTGCCGATCTGCAGGACGCGACCAACAAGGTCTCAGACACCAACGGCAAGGAGTACATCCAGGCGGCATCGCTGGCGCATTACGAGATCCGCGCCGCCAAGAACGCCCGCGGCAAGCCTGCCGCCCGCGTCCTCATGGACGAGCTGCGCGAACAGGAGAACTGGGTCGCGTGGAACGCCACCTCGCAGACCACGAAATCCTTTTGGAGCGGTCAGCTCTGGGGAATCTCCAACGCCGGCGATGCGAAGTCGGTCGTCCTCGCCGCGCAGCGCAAGGCCGCACTCAAGGTGGTCGCCAGCTGGGAGAAGCTGGTCGAGAAGCGCGGCATGGACCCGTTCGAGTGGGCCGACAAGCACGACAACGCGATCGGCATCTTCGAGTGGTCGGGCCGTGACGGCTGCGAGCTGGACAGCGATGAGGACCTCCTGCAGGCGAACCCCTCATGCGGTTACGGCGGCATGACGCTCAAGTCGCTCAAGTCCGACATCGACGGCATGACCGAGGCGGCCTTCCGCACCGAGGTGCTTTGCCAGTGGGTCACGGCCGACGTGGACCCCTACGTGGATGTCGAGACATGGGAGTCGCTCACCGACAACGACAGCCGAATCCCCGAGGACGAGCGCGTCGTGCTCGCCATCGACACCAGCGAGGACCGCAAGACAACCTACATCGCGGCAGCAGGCGCACGCGGCGATGGTATGGACCACATCGAGGTCATCGCTCGACGAGACGGCAACCTGTGGGTGCCGAAATACCTCAAGTCCGTGCAGGAGGCATGGGGCATCGACGAGGTTGCCTTGCAGTCGAAGGGATGTCCTGCGGGGGACTTCCGCGACATGCTTGAGGAAGAAGGATGGACGGTCCATGCCATCGAGGGCAGCAAGCTCGGCTCCGTAGCAGGCAGCTTCAAGGATGCGGTGCTCGACGGGACCATTCGCCACACCGACCAGCCGGTTCTCACGCAGCAGCTCAAGTGCGCCGTGACGCGAAAGCTCGGCGAGGTCGATGTATGGACGCGCAGGGCATCGCAGGGTCAGATCTCGGCGGTTGTCGCCGCGAGCGAGGCGCTCTGGGCGCTGCGCAACTGCGAGCGACCGAAGCCCAAGGCCAAGCCTTCGCCCTATCCGCTGACGATTATCTAGGAGCTGACACATGCGCTTTTCCGACCGCATCAGGGCGGCTTACGATGGCTTCACGGGCAAATCCGAAACTGCCGAGAATGCCGCCGGGCAGCCTGTGACACCCGCGCAGCACGCTGTTCCGTACGCGCCGATGATTCCCCCCGGCCTGCTCGAGGACATCGCATTCGGCGATTACGACCGCCGCGACCTGTGGGCCGCCGAGTACAACGTGCGCATGGTAGTCGATTTCGTGGCAAGCAAGATCGCGGCGCTCCCGTTCCACGCCTACCGCGTGAAGCCCAACGGCGACCGCGAGGAGGCTCCTAACTCTGAAATCGGCAAGCTCATCGCGGACCCCAGCTACGTCGCGAACGAGACCCGCTACCGTCTCATCCACTCGCTGGTTGTCGACATGATGCTCAACGACCAGTGGCTGATGCTGCTCACGATGGACAACGACTACGACTACCGCCTGCGCCGCATTCCTTACGGTACGTACTCCGTGCGGTACAACGCGCTTGCGGAGCCGACTGGTGTTCAAATCTCTCTGCCCAAGGGTCAGATCAACTACGAGCTGCCGAACAAGAACGTCCTGCTGTCGCTCGGCTATCCCGGCGCGGTCGGCAACCCCAAGCCCATGTCCGGCGCTTTGGGGCCGCTGCTCACCGAGGCGCGCGAGCTGGCGAGCTACCGCCGCTTCATCGCGCAGAACGGCGGTCGCATTCCCGCCTACATCAAGCGCCCCGCAGGCATGGAGTGGGCGAACGAGCAGGCGCGAAATGACTTCATCCAGGGCATGCGCGCCTACCGCAAGGGCGGCGGCAAGGACGGCGGCTGGCCCCTGCTCGAGGACGGCATGGAAATCGTCACGGTCGACGCATTCAAGCCGGTCGACATGGCCGACCTCGATGCACGCGACCGAATCGGCATCGCGGTGTGCAACGCATACCACATCTCGCCCGAGAACGTCGGCATCCGCACGGGCAACAAGTCAAGCGTGGAGGCCTACAAGGACCAGCTTTGGAATGTCGAGCTGTCCCCATACGTCGTGCAGCTCGAACAGCAGCTGAATCATGTCATCCCCAAGGCGGTCGGCGAGGAGGACGTCTTCATCCTCGCGAACATGGATGCGCAGCTGCGGGGTACCCCCAGCGAACAATACAAGGCGTTGAGCACGGCGACCGGTCGTCCGTTCATGTCCCTGAACGAGGGCCGACGCAAGCTCAACCTTCCCGCCAAGGATGACGGCGACGAGGTGATCGTCCCGCTCAACGTCACCCAAGGCGGTCAGCCGTCCCCGCAGGACGACGGCAATACCCAGAACGCCCAGACGGGCGCGAGCCCGAACGGGAGGTAACAAGATGAGCAAGCTCGATTTCCTCAATTTTGAGGTCAAGGCCGTCCCCGAGGAGGAGGGCGTGTTCGAGGGCTACGCCTCCACGTGGGAGCGCGACCTTATCGACGACGAGATCACCAAGGGCGCATACGCCGAGACGCTTTCAGCCGACTACCCGGATGGCGGCGCGGGAATTCCGCTCTATTGGGGCCATAACTACGATTCGCCGCTCAACTGCATCGGCGAGTCCCTTTCCGCGTGCGAGGACGAGAAGGGCCTGAACGTCAAGTTCAAGTTCGACCTCGACACCGCCGAGGGCAAGAAGGCGTACGACCTGCTCAAGCGCGGCCTCGTGCACCAGATGTCGGTCGGCTTCCTCGCGCAGAAGACCGCCTGGGTCAAGGACGAGGGCGACCAGTGGTCGCACCGCCGCATCGAGAAGATCAAGCTCTTCGAGGTCTCCGTGGTACCCATCGCCTGCAACCAGCAGGCCGAGGTCACCGACGTCAAGAGCGGTCGCGCCATCTCCAAGGATAACGAGTCCCTCATCCAGCAGGCCGTCCAGTGCCTGCAGGACGTACTCAAGAATGTCGGCTCAGATGACGATTCCGATGAGGACGAGTCCAAGGAGACCGACGAGAAGGCTCATGCACTTGCCGAGCGCAAGTCTGAGATAGAGAAAATCGCCGAATACCTCGGCGGAGCAGTCACCGATTAGGAGGACAAAACATGCGCATTAAGGAGCGTATCGCCGCCGAGAAGAAGGCGGCACAGGACATCCTCGCCAAGGGCGAGGAGAACCTCACCGATGAGGAGTTCGAGCAGCTGAAGCAGCACGTCTCCGAGGCCAAGAAGCTCGAGGAGCGCGCCGCCCTGCTCAAGGACGGTGCCGAGATCCTCGACAACGCCGCCGAGGGCAAGAACCCCGAGCAGAAGAAGGAGGAGAACGCCGTGACCGCCAAGAGCATCGGCGAGCATTTCGCCAACGAGCTGAAGGCCAAGGGCCTCGACGTCGCCCAGGCGAAGACCATCAACTTTGAGACCTCCGAGTTCAACGTCAAGGCCAACACGGATGTCAACGCCACCGGCGGTGCTACCGGCGACAACGCCCCGTATCTGACCGAGCTTGACACTCCCGTGTTCGCCACTCGCCAGGACCTCCGCATCATCGACCTGTTCGCCAAGGGCACCATGGGCGGCCAGGTGCTGAAGTACCCGGTCTACGGCAAGCTCGAGGGCAAGCCCGGCGAGACCGACGAGGGCGCAGCTGCCGCCCACACCCACTTCCCCGACCCCACTTGGGAGAGCGATACCCTCCACACCATCACGGATATGTGGGAGCTCACCGATGACATGATCGACGACCTGCCCTATGTCGTGTCCGAGATCAACGACCACAACCAGTATGAGTTCGATCTGGTCAAGGAGACCGATATCTGGACGAGCGATGGCTCCGGCGTCAAGGTCAAGGGCCTTCTTGCGCGCATCCCCGAGGACTCCGTCATCGCCAACACCAGCACCGAGCCGCTCGAGGACCGAATCTTCTCGGCAATCACGATGATCAAGAAGAACGTCAACTTCGCCGCCGACGGTCTGGTCATCAGCCCCGAGGACTATAAGACCCTGCGCCTCAAGCGCGACAAGAACGGCCAGTACTACGGCGGTGGCTTCTTCCTGCCGCCCTACAACGGCACCGGCACCCTCGTCATCCAGCAGACCCCGTGGGGCCTGCCTACGGTCGTCACCCCGACCCAGGCGAAGGGCGATTGCGTGGTCGGCGCGTTCTTCCGTGGCGGCAAGGTCATCTCCCGCGGCACGCGCACGCTGAAGACCAGCGACTCCCACAAGGACAACTTCGAGACCGGCGTGACCGCCTTCCGCCTGAAGGAGCGCTGCACGCTGCAGGTCAAGTACCCGTACGCCTTCGTAAAGGTGTCCACGGACGAGACCAAGGTCGTCGCGCAGTCCGACGATTCCGGCATTGCGGTCCAGTCCGACGAGCCCGTTGCCGATACCGAGACCGCAAAGACCGCCAAGGCTGCCAAGGCTGCGAAATAGCCTCGGCTGACTGATTGGAAGGGGGCATCATGACCGAATCTTTCCTCGGCGAACATACCGACTACAGCGGGCTCGATGCCCCCATGTTCAACGCCGCCGCCGTGAGCGCCATCCGCGGCTACTGCGGGTGGCATATCGCGCCGTCGATGGAGCTGTCCGGCAAGGTCGGCTCCGCTGGCGGCAAGATCATCCGCATCCCCGCGCTTAACGTGACCGAGGTCACGAGGCTCGCGCTGACCGACGGCACTGACCTTCTGGAAGGTGCGCAGTGGAATGCGGCGGGCCTTGTCGAGCTTGCCGCGCCCGTCGAGCCGTGCCTGAGCGGCATCGAGTACACCGTCGTTGCGGGATTTAACCCAGATGACGTACCGGATCTCATCGCGGTCGCGCTGCAGGTTTCCCGACGAGCTGCCAGCGCCCCCGCGGGCACCGTGCGCTCCCAGAGCGTCAACGGCGCGTCCGTGAGCTACGCATTCAGCGGATCAGGCGCGACCTCCATCCAGCTCATGCAGGACGAGCGCGAGATTCTCGACAGGTACAGGATTGCGAGGCTCCCATGAGCGGCTCCGATTTCGGCGGCTTCGGTCGGCCGCTCAAGCGACTCCGCGCACCCCTCGTGGAAGACCCGTACAACCCCGCACGTACCGTGTCCGACTGGGATGGCGAGGTCGATGAGCTCGCGTTCAACGGCTTCATCGCCACGGCATCCTCGGTCATGACGCCAGATGGCGCACGCGAGCAGGCGGTAACAGCCGTCACGCTCACGGTGGCTGACCCAACGGTCGACATCAGGCGCGGGGACCGAATCAAGGACGGCTCGCACGTCTACACGGTTGATGTTGTCCCGTCCGTCGATGCCAACCCGTTTACCGGATGGCAACCGACCCTTGAGGTCGGCCTTCAGGAGGTGGAAGGCTGATGCCTGCAGCAGGTCAGACAAAGGTCAAGTTCAACGACAAGTTCTTCGATGACATTCTCCACAGCGCGGGCGTCGAGAACATGTGTCTGTCCAAGGCGCAGCAGGCGCTCGCCAACATCCGAGCGACCGCGCCCGTCGACACCGGTGCATACCGTGACGGATTCCGCATCGAGGTCCATAAGTCGGCGCACCGTAACTCCTATCGCGTGGTCGGTCACGACTGGAAGACGATTTTGCTCGAATCCAAGGGCGGCTATCTCGCCCGAGCCCTGAAAGCGGTGAAGTAGATGCAGACGGTGGTTCCTCCCGATTTGGAGATGTTCCTTTGCGGATACCTCCGCGCCGTCCTCGGCACGAAAATCGAGGTCGACAACCGCGAGCCGTCAAACTTCGACGACAGCACGCCCTTCTGCGTGGTGCGCGACGATGGGGGGCAGAAGACCGGTCTCACCACCTTCGACCGCTCGGTCGGCATCTCCATCTATGCGGGGAACCGCCAGAGCACACTCAAGGCCGGAGAGCTTGCCAGACGCGCCTTCGCCGCGCTCACGTCCCCGACCATCGCCTACGAGAAGGGGTCTCCCATCGCAGCGGTCATTGATGACGGATGCAACGGGCCGTACCGCGTGACGGACCAGCACGATTCGAGCAAGTGCTACATGACGGTCGAGTACTCGGTCGTCGGTGCAATTGAGGATTAAGGTTAGGGCTTTGCCCTGGAAAGGAGCCTGCAATGGCTAAAGACAAGCAGGGTAACGACCTCGCAAACGTAGGCGTGCCCGTAACCGGTGCGATCTGCATCGTCCCGTACGCCGAGGACAACGTCATCACCCGCACCATGATCGGCAAGAAGAACGCCACGCCGAAACTGCCCGAGGTTTACGCCCGCGGCACCTCCTGCCTGGGTCTCCTCGCCAGCGACGGCGCACCGCAGGACTCCACCGAGAGCGGCGACGCCATCGAGTTCTGGCAGCAGGGCTATACCCTCAATGGCGAGACGACCATCTACACGGCCTTCACCATCGCCGAGGACACCGACCTCGCGCGAGAGCTCAGCTTCGGCGAGAAGCCCGATGCCGACGGCGTCATCGCGGTCGATACTTTCACGCCAGACACCAAGTGGATGGCCTACGAGGAGATCACCTACAAGAACGGCAACGTCGACCGCCGCGCCGGCGTCATCCAGGTGACCGCCAACGAGCCTGGTCAGGCCGAGCGCGGCTCCGTCCTCGGTCGCGCCATCACCGTCAAGTGGGTGCGCGACGACCTGTACGAGGGCAAGGCCTACATCGAGGCCCACTGCACTCCCGCTGACGTCACGGCGACCGCCTCTTCTGCCGCCGCTGGCAAGAACTCCTAAGCGAAACACAGCTTTCCCTTCTCTTGTTGGGCATCGCGCTTCGGCGCGGTGCCCTTTTTTTATCGGGGGACCCCAGCCGAACAATGGTCCATGTCGTAAGAGGCCATTCGAGAGAAGGGAAAGTCGAGATGGCTGAAGAGAAAGAGTTCGAGCCGACCATCGAGGATTTCGAGAACTGGACCGAGGAGAAGGAGCAGGCCGAGTTCGAGCGCATCGCCGATGCGAACAAGGTCATGTATGTGATTGGCGACAACACGCTGTTCGTTCGCACGTCCGCCGGCAACGTTTACCGCCTGCCCATGTGCCCGAGCTATGCCGAGGTGTCCGCAATCCAGAGCGGCACCGATGACGATGCCATGGAGCACCTTTGCTCGCTCATCGAGGGCGGCAAGGGCGGCGCGGATGCCGTAGAGCGCTTCAAGTCCGAACCGATCCAGACGATGGTCGAGGTCCTCAAGGTCTTCGGCGAGAAGTTGGCCAAGGCCCAGGGAACAACCCTGGGGGAATAGCCCGCTTCATCGCCGAGCTGAAGGAGCACGAGGAGGCCGCGAGGGCAGATTTCGCGGCTAGGGGATGGAGCCTGCAGGCCGACCTCGGAAGCAGGCTCCGCTATGCGGACGCGATCGCGCTGTTCGGTGCGCTCTCAGAAGACCCGGCGACCTCAACTGGTGCGCACGTGGCAGGTCTCAAGTATCCGACCAGTTTTGCCGACATGTTCACCGTGGCGGCGCTGACGCAGAACAAGTTCCCGTCTCCCATCCCGACCGAGGAAGAGCGGCTCCGCGCTGCCTCCTTCAAGGCCTCTGGCGATGAAGCGCAGAAGGCGGCAGAGAACATGGCGCCGCTGTTCGCTTCGCTTTACGAGTAACGAGATCGGGGGAGATCGCGCATGTCATCTGAGGTCGGTTCCGCACATATTTCAATCTTCCCCGTGATGACGGGCTTCCGCTCAAAGGTCAACAAAGAGGTAAAGTCGACCGGCGACGAAGCCAGCAATTCATTTAAAAGCGCATTCAAAAATGCCGGCGGCATAAGCGGTCGACAGCTCGGCAAGCAGCTCAAGGAATCCTTCGCCGCATCGTCCAAGGGCCTTGCCGGCGATGCCCTCAAGGTCTTCACCGATGACGTCAAGGCCGCGACCAACGAGCTTAGCAAAGCCCGCATGAAGCAGGCCGATGATGCCGGGCGCGTCCGCGTGGCGGAGATGAGGCTGCAGGATGCCATCGCCAAGTACGGCGAGGGCTCCACGCAGGCGGTCGCCGCAGAGGAGCGCCTTGCATCAGCTCGCCGAAAGTCCGAGCAGAGTGCCGCCGCCGTCAAGGCCGCGACCGAGAAGCTGAACGTCGTCAACGAGTCCGCCGCCAAGGCGCAGCAGGAGCTGGCCCAATATACGGATCAATCGTCCAATGCCTTCGCCCGCGCCGCCAAGAACTTCCTTGCCGGTGCCAAGTCGCTGGATGCAGGCAAGAGCTCCGCTACCGGCATGGCAGGTGCTCTCGGCTCCCTCGTCCGCGCTGCATCCGGCATCGACATGTGGGGGCCGATCGCGGCAAAGGCGACAGCCGGTCTCGCCAAGGTGAAGGCGTCAATCGCCGACTTCGCCAGCAGCGCCAAGAACAAGATGCAGATTGCCGCAGCCGAGATCGGAAACGCCATCTCGGACGGCCTGTCCCGCGCCGGCAGCAAGGTGCAGTCTGTCGTAAGCAATATCGCGTCAAGGCTCCCGCAGCCGATTAAAAGCGTCTGCTCGACCGCGCACACGTGGTTCTCCAATGTCGAGACCGCGGCAAAGGCCGTCTTCGACAAGCTGCCCGATTCCGCCAAGACCGGCATCGAGGGCGCGAAAAGCGCCGTATCCGCCGGCATGTCCGCAATCGGCAAAATCTGCTCTTCCGCAGCCAGTGCATTCAAGAACATCTCCACCGCTGTCGTGGGCGTGGGTGCGGGTGTCACTGTGGCGCTCGGCAAGATGGCCGTCACAGGCGGCTTCAACCGTGCCCTCAGCATCGAGGACGCTCGAGCGAAGCTGAAGGGCCTCGGCCACGATGCCGGCAGCATCGACGAGATCATGAACAACGCCCTGGCTTCGGTCAAGGGCACCGCCTACGGTCTGGGAGACGCCGCCACAACTGCATCCCAGCTCGTGGCGTCCGGCGTCAAGCAGGGCGACCAGCTCACGAGCGTCCTCAAGACGGTCGGCGATTCCGCGCAAATCTCGGGTCGAGACTTCACGGAGATGGGCTCCATCTTCTCCAAAGTGGCTGCATCCAACAAGCTGCAGGGCGAGCAGGTCAACCAGATCCTCGACTCGGGCATCCCCATCCTTCAATTCCTTGCCAAGCACTACGGCATCACCGCCGAGGAGGCCCAGAAGATGGTGTCCTCCGGCAAGGTCGACTTCGAGAACTTCGCAGCCGCAATGCAGGAGAACCTTGGCGGAGCCGCGCAGTCCGCCGGCACCACGTTCAAGGGCGCGATGGCTAACGTCAAGGCAGCTTTCAGCCGTCTCGGCGAGAAGGCCATGACCCCCGTCCTCAACGGCCTGCGCGACATCTTCAACGCCGCCATCCCTCTGGTGGATGCCGTGACCACGAAGCTGACCCCGGTATTCGAGCAATGGGGAGACCTGGTCTCCAACACCATCGCACCGATGATCGTGGGCGCTTTCGAGAAGATCACGTCCGTGCTCAACGGTGACAGCTTCTCGGGCTTCTCCAGCGGCATCATGGCGACAATCCCATTGGTCGGCTCTCTGGTCGCCGCCATGGGAGGCACGGGGCTTCTCGGCACCATCGGCGAGCTTCTCGTCAACATCCCCATGGTCGGCCCGGCCCTAAAAGGCCTCGTAGGGGATTCCGCGCTTCTCGGCAACGCGCTTAAGCTGCTCGGTGGCCCTGTCGGTATCGTGCTGTCGCTTCTCGCCGGGCTGGTCATGATCAGCCCCCAGCTGCAGCAGACGCTCGCGCAGGTCGCCGAGACGGTCGGCTCCGCGCTCATGGGCGCGGTGTCCACACTCGCCCCTGTGCTTCAGGATATTTTCGACAAGTGCACCAGCGCGGCATCCGAGATTTTCCCGGTGCTGGTCGAGTGCATGAGCCAGATTTTCGAGACCATCGGCACCGTGATTGCCCAGCTCGCCCCCGTGGCGGCTGAAATCCTGCAGCCGCTGCTCGACTGCATCTCCCAGCTCATCGAGCCGCTGACCAATATCCTGACGGTAATCCTGCCGCCGCTGACCAGCCTGCTTGACGGCCTGATCGTTTTGGTCGGCAGCGTCCTGTCGTTCATCGGACAGCTGTTTGCGGGAATCGAATCCCTGCTGCTGCCCATCATCACGGCGGTCATCCAAGGCATTTCGGATCTGCTGACCAAGTGCAGCCCGTGGCTCGACCAGCTCGGCTCCGCCTTTGAGACCGTCATGGACCTCATTGGCGATGCGCTCGAGGTGGTCGGTGCCGCCCTCAATCAATTCATGACGGTCGCGGGCCTCGTAATCGAGCAGGTTGTTCAATTTTTGGTTGGAACGCTTGAGCCTGCCTTCGCGGCGATGGCCCCGTTTATCTCGGGAATCGTCTCGTCCGTCAACCAGGTGATTAGCTCGATTGCGCAAATCGTGCAGGGCGTGGTCAATCTGGTGGCAGGGTTGATCTCGGGGAATTGGTCCCAGGTCTGGCAGAGCTGCCAGCAAATCGCCAGCGGTGCGGTCGGTGCGCTCGGCGGCATCCTGAGCGGAATCTACAACGCCGCGATGGCTGCGGTCTCGGGTGCCGGGACGTGGCTCTGGAATGCCGGCAGCCAGATCATCGCCGGTCTCTGGAACGGTATCTCGGGTGCCATCGGCGGCCTGTACAACAATATCAGGAATGCGCTCTCGGGCTTGGTCGATGAGGCTATGAGCGCACTCGGCATCCACTCGCCCTCGCGCGTCTTCCGCGACAAGGTCGGTAAGTTCATCCCGTCCGGCATCGGCGTCGGTATCAAGCGGAACACCCCTGCGCTGCTCTCAGATGCCGACAGGATGACCGATGCCCTCGTGGACCGCGTGAGCGGCGCTTCAGCCGCCATGGACGTTGCTACCGGTATGTCGCTCGACGCGTCCGCAAGCGGCGCTCATGGGGCATCTGGTGGCGCTGGCGGTCTATCCGTGGATGACATCGTGCTCGCTATCGTGACTGCGCTAAGCAAGATCGGCGCGCTCAAGCTCGATGTCGACCTCAAGACGCTCGCCATGCTGCTCGCGCCGTCCATCGATTCCGAACTCGGCAAGCGTTCCGCTATGGAGGTCTAAATGGCTGATTCCCGCCTTGGCGTTTACTCGCGCAACAACATGTTCGTCGATGACGGCACGGTCACCGTAAACGGCATCAGGCTCGGCGATATGGGCTGGTACCTGACCTCCGCGCCAGAGGTCGATGCCATCTCGTTCGATACGTCCTACATGACCGTCACCGGGGCCCATGGCTCCCGTGACCTTTCGCTGACAGACGGCAGCGGTCTGGCCTATGCCGGCAGGCGCACGGTGACGCTCCACCTGCGCACGGTCGGCACGTGGCAGGAGGCGGCCAAGTCCAAGGTCGCGCTCGGCTCCATCGTCGGTCGCGACGCGCGTATCACATGGAGGGCGCTCCCCGGCGATTTCGTCGGCAGGCTCGAATCGTCCAACCCCAGCGAGGTCTGGCAGGGCGGCGTGTTCGCCTACTACGAAATCGACCTGACGATGAGTGCCATGCCCATGCTGTACGGCAGGAAAACGGCGGTGAGCGGTACGAAACTGACCGTGAACGGCAATTGCCGGGTGTTCCCGACGTTCACCGTCAAGCTCAAGGCCGAGAAGAAGCTGAAGATTTCCCGCGCGGACGGCGTGTTCATCGAGGTCGATGCCGAGAGGAACTTTGCCGCCGGTGCCACCGCCATCATCGAGACCTCGCCGACCAAATCGCGCGGCGTGTACATCAATGACGTCTTGACCTGCCCGACACTCACATCGGATTTCTTCGATCTGCCAGTAGGGGACTCGACCATCACAGTGGTCGGTGCAAGCAGTATCACGACATCCTTTGAGCCGCTTTGGCTCATCCCCTAGGAGACGGTCAGATGTCAAAGAGGTTCATCCATTTCAACCGCTTCGGCGCATACCTCGGTGAGCTCACGCCGATGCAGGCCACTCGCACACGCAATGTCGACCAGTGCGGCGTGGACAAGGTTGAGCTCGTCCTGCTGGACAACGGCGTCGACAAGTACGACCGCATCGTGTTCTGCGACTCCATGGGGCGCACGTGCGAATGGATCGTCATGTCCTCGCGCGAGTCGAGGGCGAAGAGCATACCTATCTGCACCGTCAACTGCTACGGCTCCATGCAGGAGCTATCGCGACACTTCATGCCGACGCTACGCCGCGGCTCCAAAGACACGCCCGCGCAGGCGATTGCAAAAGCGCTGGAAGGCACCAGATGGTCGGTAGGCCAGTGCGACGAGGGCAGCGGCGAATACAGCGTCTACCACCAGTCCTCGCTGGCTTCCGTCAAGGATATAGCCGAAGCCTACAAGATGGAGGTCGAACCGGTAATCCAGCTTTCAGCTGACGGTAACTCCATCGCCAAGCGCTCGGTCCGTCTGGTCAAGCGTCTCGGTCGCGCCAACACTGCGCTTCGTCTCGACTACGGTAGCGGTCTGTCCGGTATCGACCGAGTGCTGTCCGCCGATGACGTGGTGACGCGCCTGTACTGCTACGGCAAGGGCGTGCAGACCACCGATGACGACGGCAATGCCACTGGCGGCTACTCGCGAAAAATCACCTTCGCCGACATCAACGGCGGCAAGGAATACATCCAGGATGATTCCCTGCTCGAGGTCTGGGGCGTGCCCGGTCCCGACGGGTCGCTCATGCACACCGAGGGCATCTTCGAGGACGGAGACTGCGAGGACAAGGCGACACTTCTCGCCGAGGGCAGAGCGGCGCTAGCCGAGCGCTCGAAGCCCATCGTGAGCTACGAGGGCACGGTCGAGGCCCTCGGTCGCGCTGGATTCGATGCCAACGCCTGCGACCTCGGAGACAACCTCCAGATGGTCGATACGACATTCCCCAAGCCGCTGCGCCTGAGTGGTCGCGTGCTGGAAATCGTGGAAGACCTGCTCGGTGACGGCTCGCCGAGCAGCGTGAAGGTCGGCAACGTCATCGAGGGCATCGTCAAGCGTTCCGATCGCGTGCAGCAGACCATCGACCGTTTGACGAGCAGTGCCGGCAGTTGGGACAGCGCCGCAACTCTCGGTAGCGCCTACCTTGACGGCCTAATCGACGGTCTGAACAAGGTGATGAACGAAACCGGCGGCTACACCTACATCAAGCCCGGCAAGGGCCTGTTCGTCTACGACAAGCCGGAAGACGCCAATCCGACCATGTGCATCCAGATCGGCGGCGGCTACTTCCGAATTGCCGATGGCAAGAATTCGGATGGCACGTGGAACTTCCGCACGCTCGGCAACGGTCACGGTTTGGTGGCCGACGCGATTGTCTCAGGCACCATCAGCGCCAATCTCATCAAGGCCGGCACCATCCAGGACAAGTCGGGCAAGAACTACTGGAATCTCGATGCCAGCGAATTCCATCTCGGCCCCGGTGCCACGCTCGACGGCAAGGACATCGCTGTCGCCGATGCCGTGATAGCGTCGGTTGACGTCGAGTACGCCCAGGGAACGTCGCGCGTCACCGAGCCACAGGGCGGTTGGCAGACCACCGCTCCTCAATGGGTGTCCGGCAAGTACATCTGGACGCGCACAAAGACCATCATGCAGTCCGGAGATATTGAATACAGCGAGCCTGTGTGCATCAGCGGCAGGGACGGCACCGACGGTGCCAAGGGCGACAAGGGCTCAACCGGCACCGGCGTGAAAGGCATCGTGGAGCAATATTATCTGTCCACGAGCTCCACCGCACAGTCCGGCGGCAGCTGGTCGGAGGCTCAGCCCGCGTGGGCAAAGGGCAAGTACATCTGGACGCGAAGCAAGATCACGTGGACGGACGGTTCGGTCACCTACACCGCGCCATGCCTCGCCAAGGCCATCAACGGCTCCAACCAGATGGCTGGCAGCGCTATCGTTTCGCGCGTGAAGCTCTATGCCAAGAATCAGTCTGATAGTGTGCCGCCGATTAACATGCAGAACCCCGAACTGGGATGGTCGGAAGACATACCGCAATGGTCGAACGGATACTTCATTTGGGAAATGGACCGCATCACCTACGGCGACAGCTCAGTTAACCATTCCACTCCCGTCCTCGTGGCGGCGCTCAACAAAGCCAACCAGAGCGCGTACGACCTCAATCAGTCACTCAACGACCTCGACACCACGGTCAACGACCTCGCCACTGATGGAGTTGTCACCGAGGCCGAGAAGGCCGCGGTCAAAAAGATCCAACAGACCATCGACAAGGAGAAGGACGAGCTGACAACGCAGTTCAACAGTCTGAAGTCAAACAAGTCGTTGAATCAATATTTCCTCGTCAACGTCCTAGCTCCATCGTACGATTCTGCTTTCGGTACAGGCGGCTCATACGGCTCGCTCAACACCGCCATCTCGGACGTGCTTAAATGCACCACGAAAGAGGCGCTGGACAGTGCCATGTCTACCTATAAGTCCTGCTACAACACGCACTCAGGTAACGTCAACACATATACCGCCGCAGCACGTCAGGCGCAGCACGCCATCGAGCAACAGGATGCCAAGTCGATGGCGCAGGGCCTGCTCGACAACTACGACGATGATTTGGACCAGCTCAAGATTTTCAACCGTCTGACCAACAACGGTACCGAGCAGGGCATCTACATGCAGGACAACAAGCTGTACATGAACGCCAGCTACCTTGCCGCAGGCATCATCGCAGACGTGACCAACACGAACAGCTGGAACCTCAAGACCGGCTATCTCAAGACGACGCGCGGCACCATCGGCGGCTTCACCATCGACAAGTACAACATCTCTAACGACAGGCTGTCGCTCCAAGACAACGGGCCGCATTTCATCTATGACGGCAAAGACATCGGTTTCATTGGCAGCAACAAACTCGTCGACTATCCAAACGTTTACGGACTTAACTTCAACCTGAAAGAGTCTGGCGGCTACATGTCTTGGGCTGCGTTGAAGAACGCAGACGATCCGTACTACGCAATGAAGCTGACGTATGCGAACAAGCCAAACATCGGTTTCACGGCGTATGCACTCAACGCCGGATGTGATCTGGACATGCACAATTGGTCGATTAAAAACATCGGCAACGGATGTACTAATACGCTTCGATTTTCCGTTATCACAAACGCTAACAAGGACGGAAGCTTCACATTCTCAAACGGATGCAGCATGAAGTTCGAGGGCGGTTTGCTTACGCACTTTGTATGGGCTGAGAACAACTATTCGTAGAAAAGAGAAGAGATTGAAATGAAAGACATGAAGTACGTAATTGAAACGGGTGTTCCTACGGCAGGGACTGGAGAGCCCGTTGAAATCCAGGGGACCAGCACGACTTTGGCGCGTGATGTCAAGCGCATCGATTCCAAAATGAATCTGCTGTTGAAAGCCCTTGGAGTAAGCACCGCAAGCCTGGAGGAAGATACCGATGAAGCTAACTAATGAGAAGATCGCGTCCATGTGCCGAGACCTCGACAACGGCGTGCTGGATAACGTCGGTATCGTGGGCTACACGGCGGCGCGAAACTACCGCACGTTGCATGATGTTGCTGAGCCATTTTTCTCTCAGCGCAACAAGCTGATTGTGGAATACGGCGATGAGCAGTATGACGATGACGGGAATATCAACGACTACGTGGTCGACCCCAAATCCCCCAAGTTCGCCGAGTTCGCCGCCAAGTATCAGGAGCTTGCCGACATCGAGTGCGAGGTCGAGATTCTTACCCTGCCAGAGGAAAAAGCAATTGACGCCATCAGCGGCACCCAGCTGCTCCAGCTCGATTGGATGTTCGAGCGAGACTAACCCGGCGGGGGACAGATGTCCGATTATTGACCACAGCTAGCAACTAAGGGGGTCAAGATGGCTCTAGACAACTTCCGCCGCATCACCATCGATGTGGACACGGCAAATGACTACATCCCGCCAGTGATGCTTTCCGGCGGCGATTCAAACGGTCGCACGCTTCTGGTCAAGCTGACAGACAACGGCAAGGTGATCACGTCTGCCGCCGGCATCACGGCGAAGCTGGCGTACGCCGATGGGTGCGGCAACAGCGGATACAAGACGATGAGCTCGGTCAGCGGCTACGAGACCGCCGCCTGGGAGTGCGCGGCACCCGGCAGCGTGCTCAAGACCGATTCGGCGCATCTGTGCGTCCAGTTCTGGCAGGGCTCCGATGTGGTCTGCACTCGCGTCTTCCATGCTTCGGTCGACCGAAATCTTGTATCGCTTGAATCCGGCACGACCAGCGGCGATGCGGTCAAGGAGCTTTACAACACTATCGCGAACCTCAATCAGGTTATTAACCGCGCCAACGCATCCGCGAGTAAGGCTGATTCCTCCGCCGCTTCGGCAGACGCCAACGCCGACGCCGCGAACAAGGCCGCGAGCGCCGCCACCGCAGCCGCCAAGCAGGCGAACGCCGCTGCCGCCGCGACCAAGCCCTACTACATGCAGGCCGCGGAGCCCGCCCGTGACAAGCGCGTGGACGGCATGCTGTGGCTCAAGACAAACGAGAGCACCAAGAAGATCGCGGCATTCAATCGCTGGGACGCGAACTTGCCTGGCAAGGCGGTGTTCCCCGGGACGAGCACGATGCCCGGGACGAGCACAATCATCGACGAAATCGGCGCGTGGACGACCTTCGCGCTTTAGAGAGAGGATTAGATATGGCAAACCTTGTGACCTACGCAAAGCAGGTTTGGCAGGACGCCAAGACCGCCATCACTGCGGCCCGGCTGAACAACATGGAGAAGGGCATCAGCGACTGCGCCACCCAAATCAACAAGCTCGGGGATTCCGTATCCCGAGTGCCGGCCTTCTGGGGAGACGTTACCTCAATTACCTACGG